ACCGTCGTGTCCATTTCACGGCCATCCACCTTCAGGCGGACGACGGCGTTGTCGGCGGCGTAGTTGATCGGCTGCGCCGGCTGTTGCGGTTGTTGTTCGCTCACGGGATCACCTCGTAGCCGGCAGCGGCGGCGCGGGCGTTCGCTTCGTTGCGGCCCTGGTTCTGCACGGGAGACGCGAGTTCATTGGCGCGAGTCTCGCCTTCGATGGCGGCGCGCTTGGTGTCTTTCGGTCGCCGCCACAGCCAACGAGGCTCGACAGTGAAGGAGCCTGGCTTGCCTGGCACCATGTGGACAGGAAGGGTGGTGCGCTGGCCGTAGTAGCGGAGGCACACCTGGCAGACCACTTCTTCGTACCACGGTTGTTCGTGCTTCGGCTTGTAAGCGGAGTTCCAGTCGGTAGGTCCGACAATGGTGTTGTCCGCGTTGTACTTCAGGTAGACGCCGTGCGTCGGCTGGCCTTCGGGATGCGGGATCCGGCACTTGACGAAGAACAGGTAGATCTCGTTCTCCTTGGCCTTCTCCGCGTCGGTGCGGGCTTTGATCTCTTTCGCCGTCTTGTCGAGCAGGGCTTCGACGTTGTATGCCTCCATCTCGTTCTGCCCCTCGATGGGGAACAGAGGAGTCAGGAGCTTGGTCGATTCGGCCATGGCGACGCGGGACGAGCTCAATTCCTTGAGCTGCGTCGCGATGGCGGCGGCGTTCGCGTGTTCTTCACGCTTGGCCGCTCGGGGTTGGATGGGATTGATTTCGGTCATGGTTCAGAAACTAGGTTGGGACGCTTGGCCTTTTTGGCCTGGGGTGCCCTTGACTGCTTCGGCCATTTGCATGGCCTGCATCTGGGCTTGCTGGATGAACATCTGATGCTTCTTCCAGTGGTCGGTGATCAGCGCCTGCGTCTGCACAGGCAGCCTCTTGAACTCGGGCGTGTACATGTAGGCGATGATGACCGCGATCTCCTTCGCGTGGTCTTCCCATTCCATGACGGGATAGCCTTCGTCGCCGTACCGCAGCGGATCCTTGATCATCTCCTGGATCTCGCGTTCCTGGTTGCGCTCCGCCTGCAGGGTGCGCTTGATGAACTCGTCGCTGGTGTTGTAGTGCAGCCCCTTCAGGATCAGGGCGCGAGTCTGCTCGTCGAACTGCGGATTGAACGCGCCGGCTTGCAGGGCGTCGAGCATCTCCTCGCGCTGCGACCCCAGCGTGTCGGCGACGGTCGGGTTGCCGACGATCACGAAGTCGTTGAGCAGGTCGGAGCCGTTGAACTCCTCGACGACCCATTCGTTGTCTTCGCCCAGGTAGCGCATGACGCGCTTGGGACCGTAGTACATCTTGCCGAGAGCGAGAGCGATCTTGCCGGCGTCTCGCACGGTGCGCAGAGTGGACTTCGACGGGACGGTCAGCGTGATGAACCGCTCCTCGTTGATGGCGCGCACGGCGCTGCCGGAGCGGAGCTGACCAGGCAGTCCCTCGGCGTTGATCTCGGACTGCGCGGCGGCCTTGTTGAGGTCGGCTTCGCACACGTCCATGAACCGCGCCACGTCCGGCGGGATCTGCGGCGGCGGTCCGTGCTGCACCTTGAACGAGGAGACTTCGTTCACCTGGTAGATGCGTCCGCCGCCCACCGGCATGTTGTCGGTGTCGATGCCCGACTGGTCGCCGACGAACGTGTTCGGGAGACCGAACGTCTCCATGAACTGCATCATCACCGTGCGGGCTTCGTTCAGGTAGTACTGCGGCCCGAGCAGGTCTTCGACGAGCGACGCGCCCCAGAACCGGCCAGGGTGCGGGCACCAGTCGTCCTTGACGTACGGCAGATGCGACCAGCCCGTGCGGTCTGCGGCGTAGGGGTTCTCCATCCCGCCGGCACGGTTGAGGTTCAGGATGCGCCCGCCCGCGTACACGATGCGCATGCCGCGCGGGTACTGCTTGTTCGGGCGCTGCCACAGCTCGACGTACTGCGTGCGGTTGTTGCGCTTGTCCTCGGGTTGCGCCCAGTCCACGAGCGACAGGCCGGATCCGTTCGACATGAACGCGATGGCCTCCTCGTAGTTGCGCAGGCCGGCATCCACCTCCATGGGCTGGATGTCTTTGGGATCCATGTCGAACCGCTCGGCGATGCGGTCGATGTCGACGTAGTGCTTCTCGGCGAACCACTGGCAGCCGGCCATCTGCGTGTCGCGGCTGCTCGTATCATGGAACGCGGCAAACGGCGACAGCACGCTAACGCTGATATCGCCGGAGGCGTAGTCTTCGAAGAGTCCACTCTGATCCTTCTCCTGCTTCATCGCAGGCGTGAGCATCTGCTCGGGGATCACGCGCTTCGATCCGGCATCAGCCAGGTAGAAGCGGTCGACCTCGCCCTTGTACGGATCCCAGGTGATCTTGAGGAAGCTGCTGCCGCAGACGGCCTTCCACAGGGTGGACATCATCAGATGCCACTCGAAGTCGGAGACCTCGCGGATGTGCGCGAAAACGCGCTCCGCAAGCTGCGCCAGTTCGCGGTCGCGGCTGGTGCCCGTCGGCGGACGGCAGCGGAACTGGCCGTTCACGGCGAGAACCTTCGCGCATGCGGCGAGCACGCGCGAGCGGATGAGGTTCACCTTGTAGTGGACGGCTTCGTCAGGGTTGTCGAGCGAGGCGTCGTACAGCTTGCCTTGCTCGAAGAAGAACCGCTGCTTGCCCGACCAGAAGGCGACGTTCGAGATCCACGACTCCTCGAGAGCCAGGCGCTCGAGACGCGACTCGTGGAGACCGACACGCTTGTCGATCATCTCGATCAGATTGCCTTCGTCGAGCTTGATCATCCTGCTCCAGCGGGTCGGCGCGCCATGTATGCGCGGCTGATGGGTTCGGTGGACACCTTCTCGCGGTCGGTGATCTCCATCGCACCGGCGACGGCGGCGGCTTGCGGCTTGTCGGACAGCGACAGCACAGCCTTCATCAGATCGCGATTCTGCTCGGTCAGACGGAGGTTCACGCGAACGAGCGCCCATGCCACCGCTGCCACCGGCAGCGCGCACATCAGCGCGACAATCGCGAGCACTCCGAATTCCCAGCCGTTCAACATCTCAGTAGCCATGGAACAGTCGCTTCTTCTTGGGCTTCGCCGTAAGACGCTTGTCGTACGCGGCCCAGTACCGCTCCGACTCTGTCTTAGGCATTACGGGATCAGGACGCAATAGGCCACGTGTCCATGACTGATCACGGACAGCGAGCGCAATGCCATACGCAATGACCATATCGTCATGCCCACGGGACTCCATCTCGCCCTTGCCGTTCCACCTCTGGTCGCGGAGTTCGTAGAGGAGTTCCTCGTCGGGGATGTGGCAGTTGTCGTCGAGGGCGCGCTTGATGCGGTCGATGAGCAGCGGCTTGGTCGTGCTGTTCGTGTGCCAGCCCAGGACTTCAGACACCTGTTTGGAGATCGTGTCCTGGCGTTGCCGCTTGTAGATCTTCTTGTAGCCCTTGTTGATGGCTTCCATGCAGGCGGTGTAGCCGTGCGCGGACGGGTACGTCTCGAACGCCAAGAGGGCTTCGTTGTAGTACCACGACAGCCAGGCGCACTTCGGCCCCCAGACGTGAGGATCGTCGCGTTCCTTCCAGCGCGCCACGACTTCGCAAGTCTCGCCTTCGATCACGACGACGACGGCGAAGTCTCCGCGAGCCAATCCGCCGGCGGTATCGCTGGCCGCGACGTACTTGCGGTTCTCCTCTGGATCCTTCCAGATCTGCAGGCCACCGCGCTGATAGGGCTCGAATTTGAAGTTCATAACTTGTCTACCGCAGCGATTCGTTCTCCGATCCACCGCATTACTGGCACGGCCATGCTGTTGCCCAATGCCTTGTACCTGGGGCCGTCCGGCGTGTCCTTCCCTCGAGGTCGGATGTCGGTGTAACCGTCCGGGAAACCTTGCAGGCGCTCGCACTCGACGGGCGTTAGGCGGCGCACGGCCATGCCATAGTGCAACATCTGCCCATCGACTTGCGTCTTAACTGGCTTCGCGATGCCACTTGTCTCGTAACCAATCGTCCCTTTTCCAGCCATGCTTGATTGCTGAAATG